GGACTCTGCCCAGGCGATGCGCGGGTAGATTTTGACGTAGATCTTGGTGACCGGATCTGTGAACGATGACACCACCCGAGCACGCTGGACGCCAGGGATGGGCGTGCCGTTCAGGGTCGCTGTGACATACGGCGTGTAGACAGGCATCAGTACAGGACAAACTGCGCCGTACAGGTCACCTCACCACTCATCCAGGGAGGCTCAGCCGCAACCCTGATGAGCACAGCCTGGACCTGAGCGGTATCTAGATTCTCAACCAGCAGCCAGCCAGCGCGCGCGCGCATCGACCTGAATTTTAGGAAGTCTGCGCGGTTCGCGAACATAGCCTTGAACGAGCGCCGCGTCTCGCGTTGACCGCCGATGCTGACAGCCACCGAATCACCGCCAGGGAAGCCCAGCACGCCGACCTCAGAGACTGCTTCCTCAGACCAGCCGTCAGTCGTCGCCGTGAAGGACACCGTGTTGGTTGCCGTCGTGAACGTGCTGCTCACGGCAGTGCCGGATTCGTGCCTGTCACCGGTGGCGACACGCGCCTGCTCGATGCCAGGATAGCCTCAGCAATCATGTCCAAGAACGCCTGAGCCTCAGCTTCCGACGAGATGATAAGCGTGCCTACACTGACCAGTGGTGCGCCGACTCCCGGTGATGGAAGTGTCCCGCCGCCGCCACCAGGCTGACCACCGCCAGTACCGCCGCCGAACAGGTTCATGAACCATTCGGGCACCGAGTTGAAAATGTCCTGAACGACCTGGGCGACCGGTGCCAACACTTCAGCTAGTCGCGTCACAAGGTTGATTGCCGCATTGATGATAGGACCGAAGAAGTCGCCCATGCCTTCCAGCATGGCCGGGATCGCGCCGAAAACCTGGCCGATGAAACCGATCACGTTCATAATCGCCTCACCGATACGGGTGCCAAGCTCCCATGCACCATTGATGAACGGGCCCCAGAGGTCACCCAGCCCTTCGATCAGGTTCGGGATGTTGCTCAATGCCTGACCAATGAACCCCAGGAAGTTGCCAAATGCCTCACCGAGCCGAGTGCCGACTTCCCAAGCAGCGTTGACCAACGGACCGAAGAAGTCACCTAGACCCGCAATCATGTCAGGAATGTTGGACAGCGCACTACCTATGTAGCCAAGGAAGTTTGCGAACGCCTCACCGAGCCGCGTCCCTATCTCCCAGGCTGCAGTGATGAGTGGGCCGAAGAAGTCACCTAGGCCACCGATCATGTCTGGCAGACCACTCAGCGCGTTGCCGATGTACGACAGGAAGCTGGCGAGCGCCTCGCCTAGACGAGTGCCGATCTCCCATGCCTGCGTGATGATCGGGCCAAAGAAGTCACCCAGGCCCGCAAGTATCTGAGGCAAACCACTGAATGCCGAGCCGATGTAGGAAAACAGGTTGCCGAGCGCCTCACCGACGCGAGTGCCGAGCGCCCATACGTCAGATACAAAGCCCTCCCATATATCACCGACGCCGAGCAGATCCGCAATTGCCTGAAGCCAGATCCCGATGTTTGTGAGTAGCGCACCGGCGATAGTCTTGAACGTCTCGACCATGTTCGATAGCACACGACCCCAATCGCCCTCGAAGATAGCCCTGATCGTGTCTATGAACAGCACGACTACCCTTACGACAGCTTGCAGATTGACGCTGGCTACCTGCCACAGCACTTCCCAGAATCCGCTGCTGGCCTGAAGTATGCCGCTCAACCAGTTGAACATGTCTCCGATCCCACGGATCAGGCCCGGCAACTGTGCGAGTGCTTGCGCCACCAAAGGCTCAAGTGCTGCCATGAGTTGCAGTACTGCATCACGCGCAGCGATGAGGAACACGACAAACCCAGAGTCTTCGTCAAGACCAAAGATACCGCCCTGAAAGTCGCCAGACGAGAGCAACGCAAACACGGCACCCAGGTTTGAGGCAAAGCCAGTGACGAAGTTCTGGATGTTGACGAGTGCGGGCTGGATCGCCGCCCAGACTTCAGCGGTGACTTCCTGAATACCGCCGAAGTTCGTTTGCCAGGCCAGATATAACGCAGCCACCGCTGCGCCGATAGCCAGGAGCGGTAGCAAGAACGGTGCTGTAGCTGCCGCCAGGACACCAAACCCCGCTGCCATAGCACCAAGCAGTGGACCCAGGATCACAAACGCCGCAGTCAAGCCAGCTACTATGCCGACCGCACCGACGATGGCTACGATGACGCCCTGTATGGATGGGTCCAGCGACAGGAAGGCATTCAGGACGCCAGTCAGCATGTCAGTCAAGCTCTTCAGCACCGGGAGGAACATGTTGCCGACAGTGATCTGGATCGTCTCAAACGATCCTCCTAGCTGCTCTAGCGAACCTTTCAGGTTGTCCAGACGTGTCTTCGCTGCATCTGCCGCTGAGATTTTGCCGACGTTCTCAGCTAGCTGGTTGAACCCTTCCGCGCCCTCAGTCGCCGCAATGGTCGCAGCACGAACAGCATCAGCGCCAAACGCGAGTTCAAGCTGGAGCAGCTTCTCTTCACGCGTCAGATCGGACGTGTTGTCCTTGAGAATCTCGAAGATTTCACTCAGTGGCTTAGCATTGCCTTCTGCGTCGAAGAATGCGTTGGACGTGATGCCCATTGACCGGGCGTACTCGGTCGAGTTTTTGGCACCATCGACCATAGCCGGGTCAAGCGCTTTAGCCGCCTTGAACAGTTCTTCAAACGAGACAACTCCGTCAGACTGAGCCTTGGCAAGAGCCTTCTGACCAGCCTCTGTGCCCATCAACGTGTTGGTGAGCAGCCGCATGCCCTCGTCGGTATCAACAGTGAACAGATTCAGCCGCTCGAACGCGTTGACCTGAGACTCGGTCGTTGGCTGCAAGTTCAGCAGCATCGTCTTGAGCGACGTACCTGCGTCAGAACCACGTAGCCCGTTGTCAGCGAACAAACCTAGAGCTATGGCGGTATCGTCAAACGACAACCCCAGGCCAGCAGCTACCGGGCCGACAGCCGAGAAGGCAAACTGCAACCCGTTCATGTCAGCCGCTGATGCATTGACCACGCCTGCCAGGGTATCGACAGTCTGCGTCAGTTGGGCCGAGTCCATGTGGAACGTATTGAGTGCGATGCCAGCGAACTCGGCTGACCGGGCCAAGTCAAAACCTGTCGCTGCTGCCAAGCTGGTTGCTGCCCGAGCGCCGCCATCCATGATCGTCTCGATGGGCACGCCTGCTTTGACCAGTTCTTCGATAGCACCCGCTGCCTGTTGCGCTGAGAAGACCGTCTCCTTGCCGAGCGTCATCGCCAGGTCTTCGAGGGCATCACCGTAGACCAGCACTTCGTCCGGTGCCATAACAGCCTTGATGCCGGACATCTGCTTCTCGAAGGTGGACGCCTCGTCTATGGCACCAAGAAACGCCGCGCCCACACCAGCCGCAGCCGCAGCAAGTGGGAGCGCAACGGCAGTCGCTGATGCCATGTTGCTCGTCGTGCCGTTCAGCTTCGTCTCGACAGCCGTCAGCCCGGTAATCGCCCCACCAACATCGCTCGAAACGGTTATGAACAGGTCAGCGATGCTCGGCAACTAACGCATCCGCCCTGCTAGCTGACGCGCCATACGCGAGGCTTCAGCACGGTCCTGCTGGGCTTCATGGGCACGCTGCTGCTCACGTTGCTCGATCCGGTAAAGAGCTATCCAGTGCGTGTACTCCGACGTTGACATGTCCGTTATCAACTGCTCCCACGTCATCCCTAGCTCGCGAGCCAATTGGTACTGGAACCTCAGCGTCGGATTCAGGCCAAAGACTTTTTTCCGCCTCATCGACAGCCTCTGGCGTTGAACCAAGTGCGTTGATCGCCTGCACGATGCGCGTGACCGCGCCAGCTGACTTGTCAGCCATCCGCCGCGCATCCGCCGGCGACAGCTTCGGCTCGATCATGCCCTCCAGTAGGGTCAGGATCACCGACTGCTCCCTGCTCGTCTCGTCCTGGCCGGTCTGAGGATTTCGCTTGATCGACTTCTGTGCGATACCGGCGATTTGCCTCAGACTCAGCGCCCGGATCTTGACCGACCCTGGCTCACCAGATTTGGTGCGCCATTCAGGAACCTCGATGACCTTCTCTTCGATGTCGTCTGAAGCCCAGATTTCGTCGGCGCTCAGGATGTTGGATTCACTCATGCTGCCCTCGCTCTCAGCCTGAATTCTAGACCGCGTTGGCAACAGTGCCGACGACAGCCAGCGTCACACGCCAGGTCGCTACGTCTGACCCACTTGCGTCCACGCGGTACGTTGCGACCAGCGCACTGCCGGTGAACGAGCGGTTGCTGCCACCGGTGCCGGATGGCTCGAAGTCGAACGTGCTGGATGTAGGGGTCGCCGCCAGGAACAACGGTGACATGATGGCGTCGAAGGCCGGATCGTAGGCACCCTCAAGGTTGATGGTTGCCATGTACGGGCCAACCACCCTGGACACCGGGTTGGACCCAATGGGGCGCACGTCTCGGATCTCACGCGAGCCGTCGAAGGATGCGCTGGTTACGTAGTCGCTGAGATCCGACGCACCGAGAGTGAAGTTGGCAATATTGCCATGACTGAATGCCATTGGTTACATACCCCTTTCAGGCAGGCTGCGAAAAGATGAGGTAATACGAGCCGACATAAGACATCGGAACGCCGTTCTCGGAGTCCTTCCGAATCGAGTGCTGATCGTGCTGGACATAGGCGATACGAACTCCGTCGATGATGATGTTTTGCTTCAGTAGGAGCGGATCGAACCGATCAGCAACCGTCTTCAATGAGCCTGTCACCGAGTTACCGGTTCCAACAACCCGGACTAGAAAGATGTTCTTCGCCATCCGACCGTTGTTCCAGGCACGGACCACGTCCACGTTGCCGATGTGCGCGAACAAAACCAGTGGGAATGTCGCGCCTTGTGGGGCTACGTCTGCGTAGATCCTGCTGCCGACGACCCCGGTAATCGTCGGGTCAGCCGACAGCGTTTGATAGATCCACTGCTCTACGCGGACTAGCTCGGCAGTCACCAGCTATCAGCGACCTTCGACATGTCGCTCTTGAACTGCTGCTCCGTCATGAGAGCCGCCGTCTTGAACGTGGGCCGGGGCGGCATGAACACCGTGCCCTCTTCCAGCGCAACCGCGTAGTCGACTGCCGATGAGACGAGTGCTTCTGGCAAGGCAAACCGACCGAGCCGGTCGCGCAGGCGGTCTATCTTCGGGTCGTACTCAGTCGCTCGCAACTCAGGCACGATGTTGGCGGCTGGCCTGAGCGCTTTTGCCTTGGCTGCTGCCTCGCCGTAGTTAGACTCGTCGTTTGGACCGTTGACGTAGATGGACTCGCGGAACGCGCCAGTCTGGACCGGTGCAATGATCTGAGCAATGTTCCGCATGTACATGGCGTTGTTGCGGACAGCATCCACCGTCTTCTCCACAATGCTGCCCGCGACCTGATTGATCTGGTTCTTGCGAACAAGGATCGTGACGGGCACGTTTACGCCAGTCCTAGCTCGATGACCCTGGCAGTGACCGACGTAGTCGGGCTGAACGTGACCGTGATCGTCGTGCCGAGCAGGGTCTGATCGAATGGCCCAAACACCTTGCTTGTACCGTTGGTCACCGTCTGAGCGTCGTCAGCCACGTCGTAGGTGATCGTGCGTACCGCGTACGTGCCGCTGGTCACGAACGTCACCGTGGTCGGCGCTCCACCGCCGTTCACGACTTCGATGAGCGTGCGCCCATTGGTATTTGCGAACGTGTCGCTGGCCGAGACAGCCTGAGCCGCAGGCAGCACGATGCCATGACCGGTAGAAAGTGTCGATGTGAGCAGTGCCATGAGCTACTTCTCCTTCTTGGGCTTGTGCGGTTCCGGCACATACTCGGCTGGCATCAGCGAGATGCGCGTGACGCTCTTGCACGTCGGACAGGTCATCGAATCCTGAAACTGCCCGCAGCCTGGGCACAGCCAGTCCGTGTCACCATCGACACCGCTCGCCTGGACGCCGCAATGCCGACAGTAGACGGGTTCTTCATGAACCTGAAGCGGTTCCTCGATCACGATCTCCGTGGCTTCGACTTCTTCGGACATGCCTACCTCTCTTAGATGATTTCTTGCGCCAGAACTCTGGTAACGATTTCCCAGCTACTACTTGCGCCTGAAATGACTTCAAAGTTGCGGTTGTTGCAGACCAGCCGGTCTGTTGGCAGAACCCGCGTGCCTTCCGCGAACACGAACGTCCACGTATTGATCGTCTGAACGCTGTTGGTTGCCTCGCGCTCAAAGAAGTTCGTGCCGGCGCGAGCAAATGAGCACGGATACGTGGCATACAGCGGGTACGAATCTGTCGAACCGCCAGCACCATCCGAGACGCTCGACTTGCGATAGACTCGCGCAACCGTCGTGAAGGTGGTGTGAACGGCATGTGCGGCCTTCCCGACACGCGGCGGAAGCTGCGGCATCAGAACACGTAAACCTGCTTCATGTAGTGGTCAAGCATCTGACGCATGACCGGCGGCCACATGCGAGCTTCCATGCTCAGTACGGTTAGCTCCGAGCCGACCTTGTAGGACTGCACACCTGGGACGTTCAGATCCATGATCGGGCGGGCCATCGTCTCGGCCACCATCAGGGTTGCTTCGCGAACACCTGCTGGCACGTTCGCCAGGGTGCAGTAGCCAAAGGTGCCGGTGGCCCTGATCGAGTGCGCGTAGCTCGGAAAGTTGAAGCGTCCGCTGTAGTTCGTCCTGACGATTGCGGTGTACGGCTCGCCATTGACCAACGCGTTGAGCGGTTCCAAGTGGTAGTCGGTCGGGTTCGTCCAGACCGTCTCGTACACGCCGTCACCATTAGCGTCCGTGGCTAGCTCGGTGAGCGTCTGGACATCATCTGTACGGATGTGGTCGGCGTAGGGCCAGCGGTACGACGGATTCCAGTAGGCAGACTCCAGCGAGTAGTAGCGGACCTCTGGCGTGTCGTTGGTGTAGAAACGTCGTCCCGTCGCCTTGTCGATCCAGCGCGAGGCTGACTGAAGGACGCGGTCAATCGCCAGGTCGCGAGCGGTGTCGTCAATCGACATCCGATCCTTGAACTCGGCCACGCTGGCATACAGGTTCGCACTCATGACTTTGCCGGCATTCCTCCGAATCCCTTGAATATCTATTGACAGTGCTGTGTTGAATTGCTATTGTTCTCGTATGGCAAGAATGGTTTTCGGTCAGATGGTCGAAGGACTCGCGCCCGCCAAGGCCGAGCACTTCGTAACAAGTTTCCTCACCGGCACCAAGACCGCGTGCGGCATCACCGTCAACCGCAGCCGCCACCAGCACGTCGAGACGACAAAGCATGCCAAGATGGCGACCTGCAAGCGCTGCCTCAAGGAGCTAGGCAAATGACCGGCCCGACCCTCGACCAAGCACTGAAGGCTTACGAAGCAGCTAAGAAGAAGGAGAAGAAGCCGTGAAGACAGGCAAGTTCAGGATCGCGTCGATCTACATCAACTGCCCTACGCCGCGCTGTGGTGGTGGCATCGAAGGCACTGACGGCAGCTTCATGCTCGACAGCATCAACAAGCCCGACCTACGCGTAGGTGATGCCTACGACTGCTACGAGTGCCGGAAACAGTTCAAGGTTCCCGCTAGCTTCAAGCAGATCTGACGGATTTGCCGGCAATTTCAGAATTGCCTTGAAAAACTATTGACACTCTACACTTGATAGGATATTGTTCGTACATGGCAAACAACCGAGTCGCAGACCAGTTCATCGGAACCGACGTAGAGTCCTCTCAGTCCGTCAAGTCCGAAGTCGTCTTCGAGACAGTTCTTCTCTCCCGCACCAACGAGCGGAAGTCCGATTTCTGGAAGCGCCTGAACAACGCAGTCGCCACCATCTCCGCTCAGATGGCCGCTGAGAAGGCCGCTCGCGAGCCGCGAACGTCCATCAAGGCTCAAACCACCAAGCGCGAGGATGGCGTCAAGGTTCTCATCCGCAAGGATGGCGAGTGGCACTCCTTCACTTGCGAGTTCGCCGCTGACACTGAGGGCCATGCGAAGCTCAACTGGCGGCGACCGGGCGATGCCCGCCGCGTTTGCAAGCCTTGCCTGCGAACCCGCTGCTAAGCGGTCGCAGCTAGCTCTGGGGCTGGGGTTTCGACTCCAGCCTCTTTTGTTGTCCACTCCCAGACTGCAGCCGCGACGTGCTCTCGGTCTTGTTCTCCAACCCACCAGCCGACCGGAATCGCAACCTCATGTGAGTCGAAGTAGTCCAGCCCCGGCAGTGGCCCGTTCGGGAATCTGAATGCCGTGTGGCCGTCGTTGCGCTTGTGGACCGGGCTAACCATGATGCCCTTGTCGGCCATGTGCGCCTGGAAGCTTGGCCGGTCATCCACCAGCAGCGTGTACAGCCACCAGCTTGATCCTGCGTCACCAGCCGGCAGGATCACCTTGTTCGGGTTGATCCCGTAGAACGCCTTCTCGTACCAGGCTGCATTCGCTCTGTGGAGCGCCACAACGCGCAAGGCGTGCGGCAGGTTGGCTAGGCCGATACTGGCGGCTATATCGTTCATGTGGGCCTTCCAGCCCGCCTCTGTGATGTTCTGGGCGCACCTGAAGTCTGTGCCGCTTGTGCGATCCAGACCGTACCAGCGTAGAAGACGCGCGCGCTCATGCTGACGCTCCGGCACATGCAGCGCCCCTCCATCCCCGGTCGTCAAATGCTTGATCGCCTGGAAGCTCCAGCAGATGTAGTCGCCGTGATTCTTCGGATCGACCAGCAGGTTGTGGGCCGCGTCCTGAATGATCGGTATGTCAGGCAGTCTGCGACGGATCTGGTTGTAGCTAGCCGACTTGCCCGCCCAGTCAACAGCCATGATTGCCTTCGTCCGTCGAGTCACCTTGCGTACCACGTCGTCAGGGTCGATCAGGCCGGTCAGCGGATCAACGTCTGCCCAGACCGGCGTGCCGCGTAGCCGTCTGATTGCACCGTTGGTTGCGGTACAGGTCATCGCCGTGGTCACTACGTCAGTCCCGATCTGCACCCCGGTCAGATAGAGCGCAAGCTCAAGTGCCGACGTGCCCGAGTTGAGTGCCAAGGCCCGGAACCCGGTCAGACTCTGGAAACCCTGCTCAAACTCCGCAACCTTCGGACCTTCCCCCAGGTAGATTCTGCCATCCGAGTCCGGCGTCAGCACTTCAGCTACAGCAGTCTTGGCTGCTGGCGACACAAAGGGTCTGAATAGGTCGATCATGGCTTGCTCACGAAGTAGGCGTACGTCTCGTCACCGGCAAGGCGATCCCAGTACTCACGGTGGTGCGTAGCCACGGCTGCAGGGTTGTCTAGCCGCGCCATAGCAACCATCGAGTAGCCAAGCTCCCGGCCCTGGCACACCAGATCGTCCACTATCGCGCCACCATAGCCGTTGCCCTGATGCTCAGGCAGGATGCCGACGCTGGTCGTCCACTTGCGCTTCTCCTGGCGCAGCATCCCAAAGCCGACAACCGTACCGTGGTGGGCATACAACCAGGCATGCAGCTTGTGGCGGTTCTTGCGCCACCAGGCTCGCTGCTGGTCAACACTGATCTCGGTGTTGTCACCGCTGTAGCCGCCGATGCCAGTATTGCGGATCACGCGCATGCACTGAACCTGGCCCTCAGACTGGACAGGAATCGAAACAAGCGTCTTCCTCGCCACCGTCAAGTCAGATATCCCCCGCTTACGTTGAGTACTGTTCCTGTGATGTAGTCGCTGTGAACCAAGAACTCGACTGCCCTCGCCACATCAGCCACGCTCCCGAATCGCTGCATCGGTATCTGGCTCAACACGCTCTCGCGCAGCTTCTCTGGCACACCGTCCAGCATCCCCGTGCCGGCAATAAACCCTGGCGCGACCGCGTTAACCGTCACACCCTTGGCTGCTACCTCTAGCGCACATGCCTTCGTGAATCCGATCAGTCCTGCCTTGCTTGCCGCGTAGCTGGATGGCCCAAGCCTGCCGTCTATTCCAACCACCGACGTGATGTTGATGATGCGACCGTAGCCACTCTCCAGCATCCCAGGCAGGACGGATCGCGTGGACTTCATTGCGCCAGTCAGGTTCACGTCGAGGACGTGTTGCCAGTCAGCATCAGTCATGTTCTTGACCGACCGACCCGCAGTCACCCCGGCACAGTTCACCAGTATGTCTATGTCGACGTGGATATCCCATTCGACCAGCGACTGCGTTCGCCACGGATACGTAACTGCGTTACCGCCGCCACGATTGATCGCTGCTGCTATCTCTAACGCTTCTACCGTGTGTTGGTTGTAACCAACGATGACAGCCGCACCAGCCATGCCCAAGGTAGTTGCGATAGCTGCGCCGATCCTGCTACTGCCGCCGGTCACCAGTGCTGTCTTGCCGTTCAGCACGTCCTGCTCGATCACGTTGTTCATCGTGTCGATCATGGCCGGGCTACCGCAACAATCTCGTTGATCCAGACGGCTTCTTTTGGCCCACCGAAGGATTCGACCGCTGACTCCAGCCAGTCAAAATCCCCGTTGTACTCGCAGCCAAACCCGCCTTTCTTGCCTGGCTCGTTCGGCAGGACCAGGCAGTGACCACCGATGTGATCGCGCTCGAACTTGCCTGCTTCCTCCCAGAAAACCGTTCCCAGGTAAGACTTGAACCGGAATAGCAACGGCTTGCCGGGATGCTGCTCTGCGGCTAGGCGCATCTTGTCTACCGCACCCGGTGCCCAAACGTCGTCGTCATCGTTGCAGTGGATGTGCGTACCGCGAGCTTCTTGTAGCCCACGACCAACCTGGCAATGACCCCAGCAGTGATGCCCCGCGTCGTGCTCGACATACCTGAACGTCGCGTGCGGGTGCTGGCTGTTGGCCTCACCAACCAGCCACTCGACTTGCGGTAACGGGCCATCGTGTGTATCTCCGACCACGATCACTTCGTCGCCTACGCCTAGCTGGCCGAACACTGACTTCAGGCAGCGATGCAACGGTCGATCCTCCAGATGGGTCGGAACTATGAAGCTGAACGTAACCGGTCCGATCTTGCGGATTCGTGGTGGCATTGGGCCTCGCTTCCCTTTGCTTATTCGCGGGTTCCTAGTGCAAACATCTTGTCTGCCCCGGCCATGTAGCCGCCTTCGCTCTGGGTGAAATGCGCCATGTTCGACGCATGCTCACGCCGCCAGCCGGCCATGCCGATATGCGGTACGTCCCATCCTCCAGGCTTCATGCCGTGCCTATTCAAGTAGTCAGTGAGCATCACACCGTCGTGTGAGCCTACGGTTTGTTCGCCCCACCAGCACTGCTCTTCGGTCGCACAGGATGTGCGGTACGCGTAGTTGCCGGTTGTGATGCACCAGCCTGCCTCTGGCGGAAACGAGTTGCGAGCCTTGCCGTAGACCAGCCAATCACCGCGACACATGTGTGCGTCCGACTGGGCGAAGAACCGCGATACCGTAGCTATCCAGTCCGTCGCAAACAGGTCGTCATCGTTCAAGTACGTCACGACAGGTTGACGCACCAGCCGCAGTGCCCGGTTGAGCAGACCACCGAGACGCGGCTGGCGCAGCCGTTCTATTGGAGGAATCGGTGGGTTAGCAACAAGCTCGTAGCTGCCACGTACATCGAAGTCTGAACCGTCGTCAGCCACGATGATCTGATCCGCACCCTGGATAGATGCCAATGCCTGGCGCAGCAAGTTGGGCCGATTGAACGACACCACAATCACTGCCACGCCAGTCATGGGTTACTTCTTCTCGGGCGCAGTCGTCACCGCAGTCGCAGCCTCTGGCTCGACCTTCTCAACAGCCTTGCTGCCGAGCTTGTAGGTCGCACTGGACTCGCGCCACTGCCCGTTCCGCTGATCCCACACGTAGGTCTTGCCACCCGCCTCAACGGTCCCGCCCCGGGTCGCCGCTGCAGACAGATCCTCGTCGTGCTCGGCATCAGCTACGTGCTGCCCATTGGCGTCGTACAGACGCACCGGATACTTCTGGTCGTCAGCCATACTCACTGGCCCTCCTTGGTTTCGTAATCAGCCCTCGCTCGTAACGCCTTGTCCCAGTAGAAACGATGTGGCTTCGCCGCCGGTGATGTGGTGGGAGGACGCGCAGTCACCGGCGGCTCGGCCTGACCCCGGCGTCGGCGTTGCAGACGAGCGAGGACGTATGCAATCGCGTCAGCCGGGGTCATCATGAGCTAAGCGTTCAGCCCGGTGACCTTCGTGAAGACGCCCGGTCGCCAAACGACGAACGCAACACGAAGCTCTGCCAGGATCGTCTGCATGTTGCGAATGAACTGGTCATTCACGGTGCCGACCCTGACTGCACCCTGCTCGCGGTCGAACAGGGTTGCACCCTGAGCGAAATCACCGATCAGCGCGGTTCCCACCGGGACGTTCGGATCTTCCACGACCGGGATGCCCCAGAGCGTCTGGAAGCCCTGGCTGTTTGGCGGACCCATCAGGTAGCCACCAGGCGAGAACGACGTGCTGGCCGTCTCACGCGCCAGTCGCACCGTCTGCCAGTCAGCCGGGTTCACGACGTAGGCTGTGGGCCGACCGAAGCCTGTCCACATGACCTGAGTGCGACCACGGTAGAGCGCGTCAATGACGGAATCGCCCGTACCAGCGGTCTTGGCAACCACGCCGATGCCAGCCGCGTTCAAGATGCCGGTCAGGTCTTCACCTGAGCCAGCGCCAGACACAACCTGAGCCTGAAGTTTCTGCTGCAGACCGAAGAGCAGCCGACCGTCGATGGTCCCACGGATCGCAGGCGCATCAGCCAGCATGCGATTCGTCACTGGGATCCAGTGCGCCATCGTGCGGACTGTCGCGGTCTGCGTGCTGTAGGCGAGCGCGGACTCAGGCTTGACACCCTGCGAGCCAGACGGCAGAGCCGTAGGCGTGAAGGACGTTGCCTCAGCCACGAACGCGGCACTGTTGGTGAACGTGTCTTCGCGGACGTACTCGATGGTGTCCGAGTCGGTCGGTGACCGGTCGATCAGATCGAGGATGTTCAGCGGTGCCTGGAGGATATCGAGGAAACCGGGGCGGTGATCTTCCAGAACGAACGCCTGACCAGACGAGGACGAACCGCCGCGCAGCAGAGCCTTCTGATCGCCCCACTGGAGCAGCGACGTGCCCTCAGCCATCGTGACCGAGAAATCTACTCGGGCCAGATTGCTGTTGAATGCACCGTTCTGCTTCAGCGTGCGGTAGTCGGCGTTCTGCAGGAACTGCATGCCTGGCGAGATGCGCTTGCCCTCCGGCGCTTCGTCGCCGTAGCCGGGGCGGAACGCCGCCTGAGCAGGCCGCGAGTACCGCTCCAGAGAGCGACTGATCTGGTCCCGCTTGGCCTCATGGAGCGCGAGCGTCTCGTGACTCTTCTCCAGCGTGGTGACCTGATCGAGGACGGACTCCCACTCGCGCCGCTCGTCGTCCGGCATCTTCTCCGGATCTTCGCGGTACTTCTTCTCGATCAGGTCTGCCTTGCCGAGCAGTTCCTTGATCTCACCCTGAACCTCAGAAATTGTCTTAGACATTGGAACTAAACCTCAATGCCCGCCTGACGCAGCTTGCGTCGGCGTAGCTCTAGGGCAAGGGCCATGTAGCTCTGCCGTGCTTCTCCACCGGGGTTCTCTTCCTGAACCGGGGCACGCTGTACGAGGGCTTCAGCGGTGGAACGCACGGCGTCCAATCCTGAGAACGTCTCAAGAAGTGCGTGAAGATCGTCGCTCTTGGAACCGGTCAACTCATGGTCGCCGGCTTCCAGCTTCTCCAGCAACGTCTGGGTGCGCTCACCGAACACACCGCTCACGTCAGCCAGGAGCTTTGATAGCTCTGCGAAACTCAGCTTCGTGTAGTCGAGGCTCTCCTTGTTGTCGCAGGTTGCACAGATGTGCTTGACCGTCTGGATGCGGGCCTGGTCGTTCATCGGGATGCTGACCACGCTGTTTTCCAGTAGGTCTATCTCGTTGAGGATACGCGTCTCGCCGCCTTCGTCAAACTCAAAGGCCACCGGCATGTAGCCGATGCTCATGCTGCGCACGACACCCTTCTTCAGCAGTTTGTAGGCGTCTGCCCCACGCTGCGTATCGACCAGTTCCCACTTGCCGAGCAAGCCCTTGCCGTCCTCGCGCAGGCTGACCTCGCTGCCGATTGGCTCGCTCATCATGTGCTGCCAGAGCAGCGGTCGGTCACGGTTCGGGTTCGTCAGGGTGGTCTTGAACGCACCCTTCTGGATGATGTCGCCACCGTGATCCTTGTTGCCGAACGTCGAGGCATACGCCGTAAACGACCAGCCATCAGAGCCGGCCTTTAGTTCGTAGTCCGCGAGCGGGATCGTCTTGTACTCCACAGGCCGACTCCTTTCTGAGTTTGGCGAGTCTTGCCGGCTTCCCGACATTCGCTTGAAAACCTATTGACAGCTTCTTGAATCGGTAGTATCTTGAGTACATGGAAAAGAAGTTCGAGAAACTGGTCAAAGAACTTGAAGCCCTGAACGAGAACCCGAACGTTTACCTGTCCTCTGCTGAAGAGAACCTCGCAGACATGGGCATCAGCCTGCCTGCCTTCGACGCCACGACCGCTGAGAAAGTTGCCTATCTGATCGAACTTCGCGAGATGGTCCGATCCAGCTACGGGGTCTAAAAGGAGAGCCGCATGACCCTTTCCCCTATCCTCCGCGAGCGCGCCAAGTGGACGCGCATCGCCGCGCAGCTAGACCGGGAGCTTGGCCCGGTTACCTTCCAGGGTCTGCCGATGGCAGACGGCGAGTCCGTCAGCGAGTGGCGGGTCAGGAACCAGAGCGCCATCGAGGCGCATCTGGCTGGCCGTCGTGGGCTGGCCTTCATCGTCTGTGCCGCGCACAGCACGCCTGACTACAGCGTCTGCACGCTGGACTGTGGCAACACAGCCCGCGACTGCGAACGTTGCTTTGCGGAGGAAGAGTACGGCTGATGCCCAAGACCCAGCACCGCTGCGGCGTCTGTAAGAAGCCGATCATCTGGAGTGGACGCTGCTACGCCTGCGCCAAGGCTGCGAGAAAGAAATGATCGACTCACGGATTGCCTACACAACCACCGAGCATAGTTTCTACGGCTGCGAAACCGGCTGTTGTGGCTGGGTCGCGTATGCCTACGACGCATCCGGCAACCTGTTGCATCAATCGGAATTCGAGTTCAGTCACGACGGCGATTCTGTCACTGATGCTGAAGCCTTCGCCCAGACCCACTTCCCTGGAGCACCCTGGAACGGTGGCGAGAGCGACTGGCGCTGTCCGGACGACTAGGCTCGGGCCAGGACCAGCGTTCTGGCCTGCTTGTCTTGATACTGCTCGACCGCATCGCCCCATGCCTGCGGCCAACGCCACCAGTTGTTGTCCAGGCTGTGGTTCGTCATGACCGTGGTTCGCGCATTGTCCTGAAGCTCTCTACGTAGCTGCTCAGACTCGATCAGCCGGCTAAGCTGGCTAACCCACTGCTCGGTGGTTCGGGCCAGCAGAGCATCCTCGCCGTCAGTCACAGCCTGACCGTAGAGGGTTGGGCTGACGACACAGGCTGCACCAGCCAGGGTCATCTCAAACCACTTGATCGGCGTCTTCGCCTCGTTGAAGTTGCTAGGTGCTACGACGCAACAGCCGATGTCCACGTTGATGAGCGCACGCGGATACTCAGATAGCGGTAGCCACGGCAGCGTCACCCTGCGATGCTTCGGCACAGCTACGTCCAGATTATCAGGAATCCAGCTTC